ATTGATTCCTCAGGAAAACCCAACGAAACAATCTTCTGTAGCTCATCATCATCCTTGGGTACGAAGACAGTATTGAATTGTCCTTCTGTACGCTCATGGTATTCTGAGTCATCTATATTGTCCTCGAAGATACGTGCGTAATACAAGTCACCTTCGAATACACCATACTTAGTTTTCTTTTTAGTTGCCATTTATAGCTCCTCTTTACTGATTCGTTTTTTCAACATATATGTAATTAACTCCAATGTCAAGCAAAAAATGACAGGAGATAACGCAAATAGTATTGATCCTAACACTAATGAGTATCCTTCCAATTATATCCTATGTCAGTTGACCCTGCGAGTGGGCAGATCATACCAAACTTTTCACCAGTGTCAACAATGGATTGCCTTTGTATTTTACCTAGTAGTTCAGCGTCTTTCATCTGCCCACGCACTTCTGTTTGCCACTCATCGTGAGGCCACGTAACAAGCTTGAACTCAAGGAACTGTCTCTTAGCTTTGTGTACCCAATCGAGTGTTGCATGTTTCATTATGGTTGATTCACCATTCTGAAGCATACCTGCTAGTGTCTTGTGTTCTGAAGGCACTACAACCTTACGTCCATCAAGACCTCTAAACCACCCACGTTTAGCTATGTGTGGTATTACTTTTTTCTTTAACTCAGCAAGTCCTTGAATTGATTGCATAAAGTTTTCAACTGCTTGCTTTGCTTCTTTTTGACTTACGTTTAGTATCTTTGCTACCTTGGCATTACCTGCTCCTAGTAGGAACGCATAGATAAAAGTCTTAGCCATATCTCTAGTGACGTGTGACATACCTAGAGCCTTACGGTTGAGGTTGTGTATGTCTGTCTCATCTTCTCTCTTCCCTGACACGATAGCGTGTACGTATTCCTCTGACTTCATCAGGTGTGCAAGTACACGTAACTGAATACCTTCAGCATCTGTACCTACCAAGTAACAGCCTTTGGGTACGCACCATAGCTCACGTAGTTGACCATCGTATCTGTCCTTAACCTTCTCCACTGAAGTAACTGCATTACCATGAAACTGGGCAGGTATGTTAGCTTGGTTAGGGTTTCTGTGTGCCATCCTACCTGTCCATGCACCAACATGGGTAAAACTACCGTGAATACGTGAATCGTCACCACAATGCCCTAGCCACTCCACTAGTGAGGATCGCCTACCTTCAAGTGTCAACCACTCTGCTAGACGTTTGCCACCTGCAGGGGCTGTCTCAGGTAGTGTGTTAAGGTTTGCCTCAGATAAAGTCCATCCGAACTTAGCAAACTTCTGTCCTCGTTCATCCATTTTGTTCCTCATGTCTTTCTAAATATCTAAGTGCTCTAGTTACACCTTCAATATCATCACCTAACTTACCTATACCTGTGTTGCAAAAATGACACAGAAAACCTCTGTACTTTTTAGTGTTGTGATCGTGATCAAAATGTAGGCTATCACTTTTTCTACCACAACAATGACAAGAACCTGTGTCTAGATGCTCATACTTTTTTCTTTCTTTTTTTCTCCATGATCTACCTTCGTTATGGCAAGCCATACATCTTGAGTCTCTAGAATGTACACCTACTTTATAAAATCTAGTTACAGGTTTTTCTAAGTGGCAGACCTTACAAACTTTTGTATCAACGATAAGCTCTAGCAGATTGTCTTTCATAATCTATATGACCTTTCGTTTTCTCAAAGGGTTTCCATCCTGCATCCCACAGTCTTTCTATTCGCATCTTGGGTGAGGCAGGGTTGAAGTCTATGAAGTCGTAGCATACTAACTCAGGCTCTTGCTTTGACCAGTCCACTACTGTCTTTGCGTGTTTCTTTTGTGCGTTGGTCACGTTGCTGTACAGTGTACCGTCAGCTTTCTTTCTGTACTTGATACGGTTGACTTCCTCTAGCTTGGGTGGGAAGTCCTCTTGAAAAGAATCCTCAAGGTGTGCCTTGCGTTGTTCTATCTCGTCAAGTAACTCTTCAGCCTTGGCTTTGTTGAAGTAGAAACCGTTGTCTGTCATGGTCTGACAAAGTATTTGTATGTCATGTTCACACTGTATAGCCCACTGCCAATCAGGATCATGTATTATTTTCTTGAACTTATCGTACACTTTTAATGTAACTGTAACGTCTTGATGACAGTACTTGATCATCTCATCTGACAACATAGAGAAGTCTGAGAAGTCCATCTTGAAGTTACCTAGCCTGATACCCCATGCCTTGAGGCCATGACCATGCTTGAGGTCAAAGTCAACTAGTCTGCTTACAATCAGTGTGTCTATGACTGACTCCAAGGGTATCAAGTCTTTCTTTATAAGGCTATTAATAATAGGAACATCAAAACAGATTCCATTGTGAAATATAAACTTATCGAATCTACTACAGTATTCAATGAACTTCTCCTTCTCCTCTTGTATTGTTGTAAGGTGAACAAACTGTTCTTTCTCACCTGTCTGCACATCTTCTGCACAGATACACCAAATCTTTTCAGGAGTCAATGATTCTGTCTCGATGTCCATTGCAACGATCTTATCTGTCATCATCTTCTCCTGTAAACTCTACCCACATAAGCATAACTACGTTGAATATCCACAGTAAACTACTGAAGATAACCTTTCCAAAGTGCATCTCATCTGGCTTCTTTAAAAAATAGAATATAGTCTTGACGTGTACGTAATACAAGAACACGCCAAAGAAATATATTACTGCTGCAAAGGCAGCGTATGGATCAATATACTGCATACTTTTCTTTCAATGTAAAGGAGTCAGGGTCAAACTGTAGTCGCCCTGCGTATCCTGTTGGACCTACTGGTCTGTTCTTTGTCACTAGTAGCTTGGTTGTGTTCCTCTCTTCTCTGTCCTCTGACATCTTGTCACGCTGTAGATCAACTACAACTGAGGCACGTTGCTCAATCATACGACAGTACTTTACCTGACCGTCATCGTTAGTGTGTCCTATGGTTACAATACCTACACCCAACTCTGCCGCAAGCTTAGATAGCCTGACTGACAGGTCAGCTAGGAACTGCTCCTTGCTATCCTCTGTACCTGCGTTGGCAGATATGTCTTGGATAGGTTCAAAGAACACGTAGTTTACATCACACGCTTGAGACAGATACCTGATCTGTGACAGTAAGTCAAGCGGATCATCCTCATCATTGAGGAAGAACTGGTATAGTCTCTCGTCTTTGGTAAGATTGGTGATAGCCTGTTGTACTATACTGTCAGCGTTCTTGTCCTCGATCAAGTCCTTGCGTGTCAGGTTGTCACCCACTTCGTATGATACCAAGCCAAGGATAGATCGTAGCTTAGTCTCTTCCATGTGCCACGTAGCTATCTTGATGTCAGGGTATTGACTGAGTATCCTGTACTCAAGGTAACGCATGAACTCTGTCTTGCCTATACCTGTCTGTGCTTTGAACAGTGTGAAGTGTCCTTGCATCAAGCCTAGGCACATCTCATCGAACTCCTGTACCCCTGTCTCTACGTAGATATGGTTCTCTGACCTGTTGTACAAGCCAAGGAATTGATCAGGTGTATTCAGTATGTTAGCAGGTGTATACTTCCTAGCATTGAACCACGCTGACTTGAATGTCTTGGCGTGACCCTCTTGCAGAAACTCGTTAGCATCCTTGTACTTGTCAAGCTCCATGCGATAGACCTTGTTGGGGTACAGGCTTGCAATCTTTGCTGACACTGAGTTGCCTTGGTCATCGTGTTCGATAGACAATACTATCTTGTCGAATGAAGATAGGAACTTGTTTATCTTTTCCCAAAGCTTGTGCGATGGTGTTGACGATGGCAACGACACAACAGGGTTGTCGAACTTAGGATTGTGTAACATCTGGTATGCTGACATAGCATCTAGCTCACCCTCTGTGATAGTAATGATCTTGCTTGTGCCACTGTTCCATAGGTTCATACCAAACAACTCATCAGTCTTTAGATTCCTAGCACTGAATGTCTTTGGTAGTTGCCTGACCTTCACACCACCCGAAGGGTAGATGTACTCTTGTCGCACTGGTTCACCCTTCCCATCTATGAAAGTCTTACAGTCGTAGAACTCCATAGTTTCCTTGGTGATACCACGATAAGCCATGTACATAGGCTTGACAAACTCAGTGACATTTGATTCTTGCTGTTGCATATCCCAAGATTCCTTGTTGTGTTTGTAAGTTGGATACTCTTCTTCTGCCCAATTGTCAAGGTCTTTCATTTGTTTTGGGTATGACCTGTTGCAAGAATGACACTTACCTGCCATAGTTTCTGTATTGTATGAGAAAGCATCACTGCTATCACAGTCAGAAGCAGGACATTCTTTGTGACTAATCCAAGTCATGTCTTTGTTCTCCTACTTTGAAACAGTCAAACTGTATATCATAATATGGATTAGTTTTAAACTCTCTCCAATTAGAATCTCTTGCTATCATCTGACATTGTTCAAGGGTAAACTGTTCTTTCATTACGTACTGATTACCTACGTAAACCCAGTCAGTTCCATTGTTACCCCATATGGTTATAACTAGAACAAAAATATCCATCACTTACCTTTCCAAGGTCCATTATCAAAATCGTACTGCTCCTGACACCTAGGACAGGAGACATACTTATCTGTGCTGTATATTGTCGAGCACTTAGGACAAGTAATCTTCATATCAATACTCCTTTAGACTTACCCCATACACTTCTACTTTGTAATTGTCAACCTTATTTTTTATTATGTCATCTAAAGTATCAGTAAGTTGTATCACTTCTTTATCTTCAGTTGGGTTAGTCTCTAATGTTTCTTTAAACAACTCAACCACAATTTCTCTAATCATCTGTCTTGTTGTATCGTTTATATACAAATCATATCTCCTCTGTTGCAAGAACTGGTTCATCTGCTAGACCACAAAAGCACTCGCTGTTTGTCAACTCAGCTATCCTTTTGTGTGATGCGTTGAGTTGTCCTTGTAAGTCACGCACGTTTTGCTTGAGTACTTCTATTGTATCAGCCTGAGATAGCAGTAGCTTCCTGTTTTTCTCGGCTTCCATTTCATCAGGTAGCATTGGTCACCTCCACCCATTGTACACCTTCACCCATAGGTAGGTTAAAGGTATCTCTTTCTTCTTGAGTGTATAGTGAACGTGTGTTGTCACACCATCCGTCAGTTCTAGACCACCATAGTCCTTCGTTGTTTTCTATATAGTATTTCATTGTCTTGTGTCCAC